TCTACTAGTTACTTTACCTTTAGAAGCTTTTCCAAATGCTCTCTTTAGACTTGCTTTAGAAGCACCAACTTCAACATCTAAATCACCACTTGCAATGTCTAGTTTTGCACCACCAGGCAAGATATAAAACTCATCATAACCTTCTTTTTTTGAAACCAATACTTTGTTCTTATTAATTTCTTTAGAATATTCACCAGCTTCTTCCCATGAACAATTCATCTCATCCATGATTATATCTTTTCTAACCAAACCTGCTTTACCAGAACCAGCAATAAAGAACCCTAGAATATTCATATTTGGAACTCTCTTTTTTAATAGAGTTAGAAGCATACTAGTTTGATTTGTAGAACTTATTCTTCCATATTTATTTTTTGTTTGACCTTCTTGAACTGTAGTATTTGTAACTGGGTCAGTAATTACTAATACTGATTCATAGTCATTAGTAGTAGCACTTCCGTTACTCCCAACATTATCAACAATACATTTCTGTCTAATAGGGTGACTATAACCATCTGTTAGAAATACAGTATTTAATTTTTGAACACCAATTGATTTTTTATACTTTGGTAATAAATCCATTGCAGCAACAATAGCATGATTAAGAGGAGTTCCACCCAAATTTAATTTATATGGAACATTTATTGGAAAACCATCTTTTCTCCAATCTCTATGACCAACCCATCTTTGAGCCATTTTCCAAAGATAATTCATCATTTCATCTTGGTCTTTTTTATTCATTTTATTAGAAGAAAATTCTAGTAATTTTACATCATCAATTATCATATCACCAGATTTAAAATCTTGAGTTTTAGTGTCTATTCCACCATCCCAATTTCTAGTATCTCTATTATAAGAATCAGTAAAAGCATAAACTTGAAATGGAATTTTTATTCTGTCACAAAACCATATTAGATTAAATAATTGTTTTAGAGTAGTTGCCATATTAGTATGCATTGAACCAGACCAATCTAAAAACATTACCATACCATGACTAGTAGCTCCAGGCATAGTAGTTACTTTTCTAAATAAGTCATCATTGAATTTGTAAGAGTGTAAAACACCCATATCTAAAGTACCAGTTTTAGAAGTAGCAGCTCTCTTATATAAGTCAGCAGATTTTCTCATCTCAAATTCTTTAACCATATAAGAAATAACTTTTTTACTATCTCTTTTAATAGTTAGAAATTCTTCATTAGTCTTTTTAATAAATAAAGTATTTTCACCTTCTTCTTTATAATTTTCTCTGCATAATTCAAGTATTTTATCTGAAGGAATAATTATATTCTTTGTTTTTGTTTTAGGAATAAAAGAATATGATCTGTCTTTAGCAGTAGTATCTCTTGCTTCTTCTGTCTTTTTAGAATAACTAGTGTCTGTAGTAGCATTTATCTCATCTGCACCCTTACCACCTTCTAGAGTATTAACATTTACTTCTTGAGTATCATCAGTTTCATCTGAATCTTCTTCTGACTGAGCAGGAGCATTAGAATCTTGACTTTGTTCTTGACCTTCTTCTGAATCTTCTTCTGGACTATCCTCAGACTCACCAGACTGTAATTGCTCTTCTTGGTCCTCACCTTGAGACTCTTTGTTTTCTTGCATCCACTTGTATAATTCTTCTGAAAGATTTAGAACGTCAGCTTCAGTTTTTACATTACCAACTTTCTCTACCCAGATTTTTTCTTGCTCTACAAATGGTGCATCACTCATACCTTTAAAGTACAAGTTAATTCTATCAATTAAATTCATATTTGAAATATCTTTACCTTTAGTACCAAAGAAATCTTTATCAATTAATTCTTTGTAACCTTTAAGGAATACTGACCTTGAACCAGCATATTTCTGTTGAACCATCTTTTCAATTCTTGCATCTTCTATAACATTAACAAAAGTTTTATTAATGTTTCTTTCAATCATTTCATTCAACATATTCTCTGAAGTATACAAAGCATGACCAATCTCATGGCACACTAGTAAATCAGCAATATTATCAGACATCTCATCTTTCCAGATAGGAAGGACTAGCTCTCTGTTTTTAACGTCAAAAGAAGCAGTACTTGTCTGTTTCTGAACTACGTTAATATCTTCCTCAGATAGTAATTTTGCGATTGTTGACTTGTTTTTCATATATAACCTCTCTCGTTGAATATACTTTATTATACACAATTATTGAGAGGATGTCAAGGCCTAATATAAGTCATTGTTTTTACTCAGTTTTTTTTGGTCAATTCTGAGTGTCGTAAATAAAAAAAACGAATCGATTCGTTTTGGTGGAGCCAGAGGGGATCGAACCCACGACCTCCTGCTTGCAAAGCAGGCGCTCTCCCAACTGAGCTATGGCCCCATATATCTTATGATATGAGTTGTTGGTATTCCTTGTTCTGTGCAAGGTTTTCTTCTGTCTTTTTCTTTAACTTCTCTGTCAACTCATTCATTTTCTTTTGTTTCTTTAATGCCATATCAAGTTTTAGTTTACTTACTTTCTCAGTAAAGTTTGAACCTTCCATATGGTCATACTCATGTTGGAATATTCTAGACTGCAATCCATATAATTCTCTTTGAATCTTCTCACCCTTTTCATCTTCGTATTCTACTTCGATTGTTTCTGAACGGTTTACTTTTACCCACAAGCCTGGATAGGATAAACACCCTTCGTCTATCAATACCTTTTCTATACCCTCACTTATAATCTTAGGATTAAAGACTGCAATAATTTGTTTTGTTTCAACATGATTATACATTACGAAAGCTCTTTCCAGTATACCACATTGATTTGCAGAAAGTCCAATACCTTCATAATGTTTCATAGTTTCAACAAGATTGTCTTTGAGTTCTTGACGATTCAGTTCTGAATTACAATCCTCTAGTTTTACTTTTAGAACTGCATTGTCTGATTCTAATAATTTAAATGTTGCCATGTTCTGTTACCTTTCTCATTCCATAAACTCCGATAATGGTGAAGTTACTTTAATTCTTGCTTCTGCGATATCAAAGTATTCTTTTTCTTTTTCTATACCTATAAATTCAAATCCTTCGTCCTTTGCAGCACAACCAGTAGAACCACTTCCCATAAATGGGTCAAGTACAGTACCACCCTTTGGTGTAACCATTCTGCATAGGTACTTCATTAGTTCTTGTGGTTTTACAGTTGGGTGTGTATTTACTCTCATTGAAACTTTGTTATGTTTAGTTCCATCACCACCACCCACAAAATCTTTATTTCCTCTTTTTAACTCAGCCTTTGCTTGGTTTCCCCATGCCATAGGTTTTGCTTCAAAAGAATCTAATCCTTTATTTTTCTCTGCCTTTGATGTTTTTGGACAATAGAAAAACTTTGCCCATTCTTCTTCTAATCCGTTGTGCATTACATTTGCTGGAAATCTACCTCTTGGGTCTGCGTCTGCATATTGAGAAGCTTCATTTTTAATACCAGAGTTACCATCTGTCCACACTCCGTCCTCACTTCTTGTTTTTCTATTAGTGATTTTTCTTTCTGTATTACTATCGCCTTCAATCCTACAACCATCTATATTAAGGCCACCAGTTCCATACTTTTCTTTATTCTGTTTATTTGTACCTTCAATTAATTTTCTAGCCATAACAATAGGTTCGTGTGCTGGTTTTAATGCAGTACCCCAACCATCTCCTATATTCAAACTCTTTGGAAATCCACTTCCATATAACCACATCATCTGGTCACGAATCTCAAAACCAGCATCTTCGATTGCAACTGCCATTCTATGATAATTTCTTGATGCTGAAAATGCAAGTATGTGTCCACCAGGCTTTAATAGTTTTAATGCAAGTTCCCAAGTTTCTGGTTGAAATGCAATATCTCCACCGTCCCATTCTTTACCCATAAAACCACTTGCGGCCAATCTACCATAACCATCACTTCTATCTCTTGACCTTTGAGATGTTTTTGTATCATCATCAAGAGATGTTTTACCAAATCGTTTTACAATTGATGTTAGGTGATAGGGTGGGTCAGTAACAACAGAGTCCACTTGGACTCCATCATCTATAAGTTTTTGCATCTGTTCAATGCAATCTCCGTTAAGTAGCAACATGACTAAAATTTTTCACTTTCTCAAATTTAACAACACTTCTGAACTTATCATATAGTGTATCGCCTTTATGGCTAATTACAAATACATTCTCTTTTGCGAGAGTATTTAAAATCTTTAGGAACTCATCTGTACCAGTTCCATCTAATGAACTATCGAATATCTCATCTAACACTAGAAGGTTTGTATTGGTAGAGTTCTTCATCTTTGCAATGGCTCTCCAAGTAAATAATAATGCAAGGTCTATTCGCATTTTCTCACCCTCACTAAATGACGCATAGGTAAATTCATCTCTGAATCTAGACTTAATAGTTTCATTAAAGTTTTCGTCTAATGTAAAGTTAACATAAAATTCCATAGATGTCAAGTAAGTATTGATTAATTTATTCATAATAGGTAAATACTGTTTGATTATCTTTGTCTTAATACCAGTATCTTGTAACATAGCTCTTGATGCTTCTGCATAAACTTTGTCTTCTTTTAGTTTTACCCTCTGTTTTACAATAGTCCTAGAGCTCTCTTTCAATCCTTCAAGTTTCTCAAGGTCTGCATCACTCACATCACTAGCAGACATGATGTTAATCTCTGTGTCTAGTTTGACATTAAACTTTTCAATCTCACCTATAGAACTACCTAGTGTTGCAATCTTTACTTCATTACTTCGTATTGTACTTGTAGTATTTGTAATCTCAGTAAATCTACTATTCGTGTTATTCAATTCATCTTGTAACTTATGCAAGCCTGTTTGTAATTCTTTTGCAGTCGTTGTCTTTGTAGATAACATTTCTTCTTTAAAGACTTCATTGATGTGTTGTTCACATGTTGGGCAGTCATCATTGTTCTCAAAGAATGTAACCATACCAGAATGATGTTTATGTTTCTCAACTAAAGTAGAACGAATGTCTTTTAACTTAGCAAGCTTATCTTTGATGTTTGTCTTATCATCTATGCTATCTAACATATCAGCATTAGATTTTATTAGAGCTTCTTTATCTTTTGTTTTTGTTTCTACTTCTACTATATTGTTTTTAATCTGTAAGGTTTTCTCTCTCACAATTTTGTTCTTGTTTTTCTTTACATCATCAATATAGTTTTCTTGTAAGCCTATTTTCTCTGAAGTTAATTGAACTTGATATTCAATATCTTTAATCTCATCTTCAATAGTTTTAAGATTTTGTTTGAGTAACATATTCATAAGTGAAAAGATTTGTATATCTAATATCTCCTCAACTACTTCTCTCCTATGTCTTGCTTTCAATTGCATGAATGGAATGAATGTAGAACTACCCAGTATTACAACTTGTGTAAAACTACGATAGTTTAATTTAAGGATATTTTGTTCTAGATACTTCTGGTAATCTCTAGCGTTTGCATCTTGATTAACCATCTTACCATTACAATAGATTTCAAACTTATTAGGCTTGATACCTCTCATAATTTTATATTCTCTCGTACCAACATTGAATTCTATCTCAACTTCGGTTTCACGATTGTTAATAGAATTAACTAACTGAGATTTGTTGACAGTCCTGAATGGTTTACCAAATAGCACAAAACACATAGCATCAAGAATGGTAGATTTACCAGAGCCATTCTCACCTATGATTAAGGTTGTCGGTTGTCTATTCAATTGTATTTCGGTAAAGTTATTACCAGTTGAAAGAAAGTTCTTCCACTTCACAGATTTAAATATTATCAAATTTCTAAGTCCTGTGCCTCCGTATAAAGAGACTTCATTGTATTTTTCAATCGATTCTTATCAAGGGTTACATCAAGTTCATCAACATATTTATTCAGTATAGTTAAAGTGTCTTCTGAGTTATTAACAATATCGTCTGATACTGTACTTGCATCTAAGTCAGAAAAGTCCTCAATGATTTTTACTTCATAAGTATCAATCTTCAAAAGTTTATCTACAAACGCATCAAATCCATATAGGTCTTTTTTATTTACCACTATGAGCTTAATGTATTTGTTGCTATATTTTTCTACGTCAACAGTAGAATAATCTGTTTTAGTATCGTCATAATATATCTTGTCAAAAATAGTTAATGGGTTTACTATTCTTTCAAGTTCCCTTGTTTCTGTATCAAATATATGAAATCCTTTTGGGTCATCATAATCATTCCAATACAATTCATAAGGTGTTCCAAGATAATATATTTGGCCATCATCATTCTTGTGGTGAAAGTGTCCACTCATTACAGTATCAAACTTTTTAAACTCACTTTTATCCATACCATTTTCTGCAACAATTTGTCCTTTGTTCATTGCAAATCCATTGATATCTAAATGACCCATACATATTTCAGCTTTAGTTTCATCAATCATACCCATTGCATAGAGGTAGTTCTGACTATTAATCCAAGGCATGAATAGTATAGGAAGTCCATCAAAGGTTACTTCTGTAGCTTCTGAATATAATTTTATAGTTTTGTGTCTACCATCAACTAATTCTTGTAGAGAGTTTACATCATTTGTATTCTTAAAGAATATATCGTGATTACCAACTAACATATGTAAGTTAATTTCTAGTAATGAAAATGGTAAAAGAAATCTTTCACGAAAGTCTTTTGCAGTACGATAGGATACAAACTTGCGTCTATCCATTACATCACCTAGATGTATTACATTTTTGATATTATTTTGTTGTAGATAAGGAAAGAAGTGACCTTCATAAAAATCATAAAAGTAATCATTAAAATTTACATTATCATTTCTAGCACCAAAATGTGTATCGGTAATTATCGCAATTTTCAATCTGTAGACTCCATAAACATTTCTAAACCTTTTTTAGGTTTCTCTTTAACTTTCTTTTTAGGATTATACACAGCTTCATCTGGCACCATTATATTGGGGTCAAATCCACCTACTGAATAATTTCTATCATCACCTTCCATAACAACGAAAGCTTGAAAGTCTGCCTTACTTATAATTCTATGTTTAACGTGTGTTTGTTTTTTTTCTCTTTGAATTCTTCTTATGAAGGCATAGTAGATAATTTGTGTAAAATATGCGAAGGGATTATTAGATTTCTCTGGATTAAAATTATGCATATACTGTAAGCAGTTTTCTATTCCATCTGAAATCATATCTTCTTTATAGGTATAGTTAATAAAGTTAGGTCTGTATGATAGACCTCTTGCAATCTTTAAAAAACATTCTCCTACATAATTTGTAATTCTTGGTCGGTCTTCACTAGTTTCTTCTGATTCCTTACACTTATCTTTCCATTCCTGCATAGCTTCTAAAAACTTTTTGTTGTCCACATAATGAACACTTTTCTTTTTTATTGCTCTTGCCATATTTAATTTCTCCATTAATATAAGTCTTTATCATACCAGATAACATAGGATTTGTCAAGGAAATAATATGTTTAATTTATCTATTGACAAGATTGTAAAATAGTGTATAATCATTTATGTAGTTCTTTGAGAAAGATAATTAATGTATTGTCTTCTTAGAGTTCATTAAGTCTAATAATATATTTTCTCTTTCTTCTTCATTAATGATATCTTCTTGTGGAACATCATCTTCTATTATTACTTTTTTCTTTTCGGAGTCTAAGATTTGCTTTAGTTCTAAAGCTTCTTGAAACTCATCTTCACTTATTTCTGTTGGATTGAATTTTTCAGTAGTTACCATACTATCTAAAGTTCGTAAAACATATTGATAGTATCGTGTAAGACCAACAGAGGCTTCTGCCATTAGTATAACATTACTCTTTTGTACATGAAACTCTTCTTGGTCTGAAAATGGTTGTATCCATCTGGTAAGGGCAAGTGATTCGGAAACACCCTTCTTTGTTATTCTATTAATAGTATCCATTTTAAGAGGTGATGTTATTTTAAATGTACTTTCTTTTGTTTCCACAAGATTACATATTACATCTTCACCATTAGCTAATTTTAATACTTGAAAATTACTCATAGGTTTACCCTATCTCTTATACTTGCTATTAAAACAAACCAATAAAAACGTACTCTTCCTAATACACTTTTATAGCTTGAAAGTTCCTCATACTTATTTAAACCACATTCACTTTTAATAAATTTATTCATTCTTTTGAATTTTAAATATTGAAATTTATTCATTATATGTTTACCTTGTCTATTTTGTAATTAAACTCTTCTTGGTTATATATATTTAGTCTTGCATGAAAATGTCTTAATGTAAAGTTTTGATGTCCCTTTACGGATAAGTCGTCTGACAAATCAAACAATCGAATGGAATCTTTAGTATCACTCCTACGAAGTCCTCTGCCAATACTTTGAAGAACTCGTATTCGGCTCTTTGAGGGTGATGCGAACACGACATTATGGATATTACGAATATTGATACCAGTACTAAACGTACCATATGATGCAATGATGATAGCATCTTTTTCATTTTCTGTAATGCTCCTAATCTCTTCTCTTGTTTTTGTATCTGTACCACCATGTACAAAAAATACTTTCCTATCAAAACCTTTCATCATCTCATAAAGAACAGCTCCATGTTTTTCTACTAATTGAAAAAGACAAAGTGTGTTACTTTTTAGATTGTTACACAAAGTAGTAATAAAATTATTCCTAGCGTTGCATAAAACCAAATAATTGATTTCATCTGCATAATTTAATCCTTTTACATTTTTACTTTCTTGTTCAGAATGTTTTAACACAATACATTCTATATTTAATTCTGCAAGATAATTACTTTCCATAAGTTTCTTTGTTGTTGTTACTCTTTCAACAGTACCAAATAAACCTTCTAGAACTAATCTATGTGTCTGTGTTCCATCTAATGTACCTGTCAACCCAAATCTATATTTACACAAATGTAGTTTTGTCATAATACCTGTAAGAGATTTAGCCTTAAACATATGAGCCTCATCACCAATCACGCACCCAAATTGTTCAAAGTATTTCTTAGGCATCTTATAGATAGATTGCCATGTAGATATTACAACATCTTTTGTAACCTTTGTTGTATATCCTTGATAGACCTTTTGACAATGCATATCAGAACTCCAACCATAATCCTCAAAGTCTGAATACATTTGTTCGACAAGTGATGTGGTTGGTACAAGTATTAAAGTTTTTAGTTTCATCATTTGATAATAACGAATTAAAGCATAGATGATTAACGATTTACCTGAAGCAGTAGGAGCAACAAGAAGACCCCTATTTGACTTAATAGCATACTCGATAGCATCAAGTTGGTAATCACGGACTTTAAGTGATTTACCTTTAGTTTTTGGTTTAAGAGCTCTGACGAATCCCTTAACAGTTGATTTGGATATTTCTCTAACATCTTCTAATTCCTTATCTATTATATATTCAATATCATTTTTATAACAGAAATCTTTAATATATGGTAACAACCCTACATAAATCTTTCCTGTTGCTGGTGAAAATAGTCGTATCTTACCATCCCATATCTTATTACGATACGCAGGCATAAACTTATAGCCAGGAACATCAAAGGTAAAATAGTCTGAGAGTTCCCTCTCTATACCAGAATCCGTTTCAATCTTTAAATAGACTTCGTTTATTTTAGATATTTGCATTTTGTAATGTGTTTTCTTCACCATACTCACCTCTAAGTATTACATTAAAAGATATACTGATTCTT